GTGGCGCGCTGGAACTCCGGGTTCCTCCGGGAATCAGGAGTGCTATGTCTTCATCCACATCTACCTCAATCCCCTTAAGGATCGAGGCGAGCTTCTGCAGGGATGCCACACCGTTCTTCCTAGAGAGGGGACGAATGGTAGGCACCGTAGAAGCTCGAAAGAGTGTGGAGGATTTGGTCTTTGCTGGTTTTCCTTTGTCGATCTTTCTGCGAGTTGTGTGGCCACTGAGAATGTAATGTTCCTCAGCGGCCTTAGTCTTGGCAGCAACAAGCGCAGAAAGGAGTACGCGAACCCCCTGTCCCGCAGGAAGGGGCTCGTAATTCCCCGACTGCTCGATAGCACGAACTGCCTGGTAATAGGCAGCTGGCTTTGTGGGTACGCGTACCATCGACTTAGGAAAATGGCCCTCCTCTCTAAAAGGTCGTTTGGCGTTAAGCGCAGTAGCAAGTTCGATACTCGAGCTACGGGAAACCGCAGCCGCGAGCCTCTTGCGAACCGCCACGCTTACAGCCAAACCTCTTCCTGTGTATCCGAGCCCGCCGACCTCGAGAGGCAAGCGAACACGGGGGTCTTTTACGGACCACGGGAAGAGATTACTAACTACTCTCTCCGCCCTGCGCAGGTACCGTGCAGGTACCCGGGAATCAGCAGCCCAAGGGCTGTTGACTCCTGGAGCAGGACAAGAGGGTGGGTAGAAAGAAACGACCTTCTTATTCTCGTTCTTTCCAACACAATACATTGCGAATTCACAAAGAGTTGCACAGCTCTTGGAAACGAATGTTTTGGTCGTGTTGACACTTGCACCGATAGACTCTACAGCAATGCAGTAGTCTTCACTCTCGTGAGGGTCACTAGCAACGCCGACAGCGTCATCACCGTGAGTGGCAACACTGGTAAACGCCTGGCAGGCCCAGGCGTTCAACCAGGAAAGAACGACAAAAGAGAGAGGAGTGCCCATCGGAGAACCCCTTCTCGCAATCCACTCGCCCTCTGGACTAGTCCAGTGGGCGAATGGAGAGATCCCGAGACCCCACTTAGCAATGGCTACGTCCGCAGGACGAATGTAGCCAGCTTCGTGGAGACCGTCAACGACAGCTTCCACCGCGTCGAGGCCAATACCGTCTGTTGCCTTGGAAAGGTCAGCAGACACGTACCAGCCACCGCGCGGCCCGTCCTTGAGACCATGAGGAACCGTGTAACCGTCCCTCGGAACAAAGTGCTCCCTAGGAAGCATCTTGCAAGAGGTTCGGATCCACGTTCCCTCCATGAAGACAAGAGCAGATGGCACGCCAATCACTCTGTACTTCATGCCGGCGCCACGAAGACAAACGGCCTTAGTCTTGACCCCTACGGGTCTAAGACTTCTGGCCTTAAGTACTCCAAGGCACCGGATAGTCTCAAGGTCGTGAACAGCAAAGAGACCATCACCTCTAACCTTTCTGACACAGAACGTCCCAAGCGAGTCCTGTGCGAAAGGAAGGAGGCCCTCGAGCAAAGTTTCAGGACAAGTCCAACGCTTTCGAAGGCGAAGGAAACGTCCAAGAGAAACCGCTCGGTCAATGACCTGTTCTCCAAGCTGTTGGAAGTAACCGTTGATCCCGCCATTAGCCCCGGAAAGCTCTTGGCAGGAGGAAAAGGAGGAGGGGAGGGCCCTTGGAGTCCGTATGGAACCAAACTTTCTCTTACGAGATTGTATAAAGTCCCTAATGGAACCAAGTGCCCAATCCGATGTGGTGTGAACTGTTGTCGCCAACTCTCGAGCGCTCTTAAGAGCACCCTCACACCCCTCAGGGGGAGGGAGAGGAAGAGCTCGCGCGAGTCGAGAGAAAGCGAATCCGTCTCGTGTATTCTTCCAAGCGAGGGAGGTAAGACACCTATACACGTTCCTAGGAACGTCGTCTGGTTGCTCGAACCTGCACCTAAGGGAAGCAGCACGAACGGAGTGGCAGAGCTTCTTGAGAGCCTGAGAGGTCCATACCCATCCTCTATGGGTAGAGACCTTGACGACCCAGGACTTAAGTTCTCTTGCCACAACAAGCTCACACCATCCAGCATGGACCAAACCAGACCAGCAAGCTGTCCAAACTTGCTGGTCTTGAGACATAACGCCTCCGCGACGCCGTCGCCCGATCGCCCTCTTTTGAGGGGAACCGGGTGATGGCTCCGTAGGATGGCTCTTTATCTTAGATGAGAGTCTAAGATAGGTGTTCCGTTCC